AAAGATATTAATATAAATATTAATAATAATATATCCCCAAAAAACTCCGATTTTGAGTGCCGGCAGGAGAGACTGGATTACGAGAGAATAGTTGATATTTTTAACCAGACCTGTAAGGATCTTCCGAAGGTCAGAAGCTTGTCCGATGAGCGAAAGCGAAAGATTAAGACGTTGCTTACAAGTCTTAACAAATCAAAGGTTCTGACAGCTCTCGATACTTACGGCAAACTGCAGTACATATTCAACCTTGCTGATGAGAGCGATTTTCTCTCAGGGAGAGATTCGCCGAATAACTGGTGTGGTTTCGACTGGCTCATTCAGCCTAAAAATGCAATTAAAGTCATAGAGGGTAATTATAAAAACAAGGGGGAAGCAGTAAGACATGGAGCAGGAGCAGTCAATCAGACAGATGCTTCAAAGTCAAATGGAGCATATACGAGCGAATCTGAGAGTGAAGCCCTCGCTGCGTTCAGAGCAGGACGAGGTGATGGTATGTCCTAAGTGCGGCGGTGACGGATTCATACTTTCACGCATAGATGAGAGTGGTAATGAGGTGTATAAGCCTTGCGATTGCAGAGCTTTGAAGCTCATGGAAAATAAGCTGCAGGGAGCAGCTATACCGAAGGAGTTTTGCGGATACACGGTAGAATCGTTTGACTTAAATTTATATAAATCAGCGGACGCGAGGGAGAAAGCAGAGCTTGCCAAGCTGTTGTGCCGGAACTATGTTAAAGATTTTCTTAACATCCGGGAATCAGGAAAAGGGCTTTACATGTATTCACATGTTAAGGGCAGCGGCAAAACACGAATGGCTGTATCAATTGCCAATGACATTATTACACGGTACCGGATATCAGCAAAGTTCGCAACCACAATACAACTGCTGGACGAAATTAAAAAAACATGGGATAAGCCTGAGGGCGGTTCGGAGCAGAATCTCCTTCAGGAGATAATAGATGTTCCGGTGCTGGTGCTTGATGATATTGGTGTAGAGAAGATGAGCCCATGGGTTAATGAGAAGTTTTACAGCATACTCAATGGGCGCATGATTCAGAAGCAGATAACCATTTTTACCAGCAACTGCGTGATTGAGCAGTTGGCGTTCGATGAGAGAATTATCAATCGCATCCAGAAGATGGCACTGCCGGTACCGTTCCCGGAGGAGTCGGTGCGTTCGGTTCTGGCGTCGGCCGAGAATAAAAATTTTTATAACAGCCTTTTGAGGCGGTGAATGAGGAACAATCTAATTTTTCATAGATTGATTTTTAAGAGAAAGGAGCAGCTCAGATGTTAAAAATTGATTTAAGCAAAATGGCAGGAGGAGCTTTACAGGAGAAGTTCAACCGCGAAATCACCAAGGTGATTGAGAACATGCAGGATCCGAACACACCATATTCCACAGCGAGAAGTATCAACATCAAGATTACTTTCAGGCAGGGAGAAGAAAGAGACGATGCGAAGGTTGATATTGCTGTGACTTCCAAGCTTGCAGGTGTGATTAACGCTTCAACAAGCTTCGCAATGGGTAAAGACCTTGGAAGCGGAGAGGTTGAAGTCCGTGAGTATGGCAAGCAGATACCGGGACAGATGTCATTTGATGACGTAGAGCTTGAACAGCCCGAAGCCACAGTAACAAAAATGCCAAGAAGATTAAAAGCTTAAGGAGGATATCATGATTAAAGACGCATTGCAGTACGTAATTGAACTCAGCCAGAAAAGGGTTGAGAATATCGATGGCAAGTATTTTTATTTTCAGGATGGTGTGCCTTATTTGGTTAATAAGTGCCACAAGTGCGAGACATTGCAGCTCTCAACACTTACCAGTCTGATTGAGTACATCAAGCAGGGGCTTGATAAAAACAGCTTCAAGTCCGACCGCATGGTGATTCATGTTGTTTCAGAGACGGAAGTCCGCCTAATAACAGAGCTTAATGATGACATGGGTCGTTATGCGGTAGTCAGTGTTAAGGCGAGACTGCCTAAGATTGTGCTCAATGATTTTATGAATCAGGAAAATTTTATTATACAGACACAGTCAATGTTTGTGGACAATGAGGATAAGCAGATTGTGCTTAAGGTTGCTGGAAATGTTGAGGACAAGACCGTTGCTCAGTACGGTGATGATGGTGTGACGCAGAAGGCTACAATCAAGAGCGGCCTTGCGAATGTTGAGGATGTAATTGTTCCGAATCCGGTATTTTTGATGCCGTATAGAACATTTTTTGAAATCGGACAGTTATCTGTTCCGTTTATTTTCAGGATGAGAAACGGTTCAAATGGCGTCAACTGTGCATTATTTGAGGCGGATGGCGGCATGTGGAAGGGTACAGCGGTACATGAGATAGCCGAGTATCTTAAGAATGAGCTTGCTGATGAGAGCATTGTGATTCTGTCGTAGCAACTTTTTTATCATAGTAATGTGCGGCCGGGACTTTCTCCCGGCTGCTTATGAGGTAGTTTATGACTTTTTCAAAAATTAAGGACAAGTATTTTATTCTTGTCGAGGGCAGCGACAGAGCCATCATAAGAGCCAGTGAAGACCAGGCGGAGAGGATAAGAAGCCGGCTGCTTAAACATTCGAGAGGAAAAAAGGTGTTCGTTTATAAGGCTGATGGGCGAAATGGGTGAAACACGTACAACGTATGAGGTGTCGGTGCAGACATTACAGCTTGTACATGGGGCAATGGTACAGGAGGATGATAAGAATGGCGAAAACTAAGGAGCAGAGGATATATCTTGAAGGCATAGCTTTTGCTTATAAGATAGCAAAGGAACAGGGAATCGAGGCACTTGCAAAGGAGGTTGAGTTTCGCGGGGCTAATAACTGCGTCCTGAATGTTAATTATAATGAGCTTGTGGCAGTGACAAGAGGACGCTGCAAGGACGAATTGATGTATGTTGCCACTGCCTCAGCAGTGACACTCAGTGAGGTGCTTAAGCTTCCGCCAAGCGTCATGAAAACATACCTTCGTGAGTTTAACCGAAAAATTGTTGAGTACAGGCTGCATCCTGAAAAGTATATCGAGGACAGCGAGAGAATACAGAAGAACGTGGGATTAACGGTTATGAGCGAAGAATATATGCAGGAGAAGGAGTAATTCTGATGGAGACAGGTGAGATTATTGCAAAAGCGAACGAGACTGTTCAGGACATTTATGAGAAGATGGGAAGGATTGAGAGCTGTGAGGCGGCTCTCAAGGCTCTGGACGGAGCAGAGGTGTATATAGGCAAGAATAAAACGGAGATACTTGACCTCCATTCGGCACTTAATGATGACCAGATAGCTGACATCATGGTAAACATTCACACAGTTATCATGGTAGCAGCTATTAAGGCAGCAGACGAGCTTAATAAGCTGTGCAGTTATTCCAATGAGAAGGATGCTGCGGATATCAATTCGTTACAGGAGCGGAGTGAAGCAGGCAGGAGTGTTCCTGAGCAGCCTTGTGATGATACACCGGAAAAACAGGGAAAGCTGGAGAAACTGACAATGGAGTTGTTCGGGGATAAGAATACCGGGGAAACAGGGAAAGCGGAGGCAGCAGCACATGAGACGGCCACGCAGGATATTCATGAAGGTGTGGAAATATCGGAGGACTTGGAGGCAGCAGCGCAGAAAAGCCCCAAAGCGTGCAAGAGCACCCTTCCGCCGGAAGAAGAGGAGAAACTTCTGAGAAGGCTTTATGTGACAGAGGGCAGGACTGTCAAAGAAATATCCGGCCTGATGGGATTAACAAAGTCAAATATATATGACCGCATCAGGAAGTACGGCCTGAGAAATAAAAAATATGACCGCGATTGGGACGGTTACGCATTAGAGAGCGAGAGTAGAAAGTAGGAGGAGCGGAAAATGAATATAAAAACAATAAACCTTACGGCTGAAAGCGGAACCAAGAAAGAATTGTGCATGAAAAAAATAGTGCATACGGTGGAAATGCTGCAACGTGTAGATGAGGAAAAAACTGCAATCGGGACCACGCTGTGCGGTTACATGGAATGCTGTAAGGACATCGGCTATATAAGCGATGATGAGTATAAATTATTAAAAGAAATGGTAATTGGAATCATAAGTGCCAAGGGCCGTGTAATTGTTACAGGAGTAAAATCATAGAAAGATTGTGTCGGAATCCGACACAGCGAGGGAGAAGGTGATTGCGCCATGAAAAAACGATGGGTATACAACGTAGTTATTTACACAAAACGTGACGGAAGAAAGTTAGAAACCGCAAAGTGCAGAACGTATATTGGGGCGCTTCTCTTTATTGTAAAAATGTCTAAAAAATATTCTAAAGAGTTTGCAAAAGCACATATTGATGAACTGGAGGAATGAGTAGTGATTAATGGCGAGCTGATTGTTGACAACTTCGCCGGCGGAGGAGGAACATCGACAGGCATCGAAATTGCAACAGGCCACAGTGTTGACATTGCAATCAACCATGACCCGGAAGCTATCAGGATGCATAAAGTAAATCACCCAGGCACCCGGCATTACTGCGAGAGTGTATGGGACATCGACCCGGTCAAGGTATGCAATGGACATCCGGTCGCACTTGCGTGGTTTTCGCCGGACTGTAAACATTTCTCCAAGGCTAAAGGCGGTAAGCCGAAGGACAAGAAAATAAGAGGGCTTGCATGGGTGGCACTGCGATGGGCAGCGAAGGTACGCCCAAGGGTAATAATGCTGGAGAATGTCGAAGAATTTAAGACGTGGGGTCCACTTAACAGAGGGCACCATCCGATTAAAGCCAAGATAGGGGAGACCTTCAGAAAGTTCGTAGAACAGCTGGAAGGTCTTGGCTATGCGGTACAGTTCAGAGAATTCATAGCTGCTGATTACGGAGCTCCCACAACGCGGAAGCGTTTTTTTATGATTGCACGGCGCGATGGCAAGCCGATTGTGTGGCCGCTGCCGACACATGCTCCGGCAGACTGCAAGGCAGTCAAGGCAGGACTGCTTAAGCCGTATGTAGGAGCATACACACAGATAGATTTCAGTTTGCCATGTCCGAGCATCTTCGACACTGTGGAGGAAATAAGAGAAAAGTATGGCATCCGGGCGGTGCGTCCTTTAGCACCCAAGACAATGGAGAAAATTGCACGAGGGATGAAAAAGTTCGTGCTTGACAATCCAGAGCCATTTATCATTCAGGTGAATCACGGCGGAGAACGCAGACCACTGGAGATGACTGAGCCGCTGCCGACAATAACAAGCAGGCATGGATATGGAATTGTTGAGCCAGTTTTAATTCAATATCATGCTGAGACCTCAGAAAATGTAAGGGGACAAGGCGTTGATAAACCACTTATGACAGTTGATGGCTCTAACAGATATGCTCTTGTAACAACATTTCTGAGTAAATATTATAACGAATTTTATAGAGGAGCAGGTGACACACTTAACAATCCGCTTCCGACGATTACGGCGGGAGACGGACATTTCGCCGAAGTGAGGGCGTTTTTAATCAAGTACTATGGACAGGGGACAGGTCAGGATATCAAGAATCCGCTTGATACAGTCACAGCGCAGGACAGGTTTGGTCTTGTTACAATATCAGGTGTAGATTATCAGATTGTTGACATCGGATTGAGGATGCTGGAGCCTAGGGAGTTGTATGGCTGCCAGGGATTTCCGGAGGATTATATTATTGACCGTGATTGCGATGGCAAGGCATATCCGAGGAGCGAACAGGTGCGCAGGTGTGGAAATGCAGTCTGTCCGCCGATTCCTGCGGCACTTGTAAAGGCTAACCTTCCGGAGCTGTGCGTTGCCGCCCGGATGCAGAATATGAGTATTGTGCAGGAGCAGACGGGGCAGTTGAGGTTTGCATGATAATTATAGGGCAGATTTTAAAAGAGAGGTATAGTATGACAGTACAGGGTATAAGCAATGAGCGCGTTCCAGCGTTCGGATATTACAATCTTGACTGTATGGAAGGTATGAAGCATTTTCCTGATAACTATTTTGATTTAGCTATTGTCGACCCACCTTATTTTTCAGGACCAGAAAGGCGTGGCCATTATGGACATTCAGAATCACCAATTGGCGTAAATAGGCTGTATGAAAAAATGAACAAATGGCAGGTCCCTGGAGAGGAGTATTTTATAGAACTATTACGCGTGTCCAAGGAACAAATTATTTGGGGCTGTAATTATTACGATTATAATTTCGGCCCCGGAAGGATTGTTTGGGACAAATGCAATGGTTCAAGTAACTTTTCGGATTGCGAGATTGCCTATTGCAGCATGCAAACCACTGTTAGACTATTTCGTTATATGTGGAACGGAATGTTTCAGGGGAGAAGCATGTCGGAGGGATGGGTTCAGCAGGGAAATAAAGCTAGAAACGAAAAGCGGCTTCATCCGACGCAGAAACCGGTTATTTTATATGAATGGTTGTTGCAGAAATATGCAAAACCAGGTTTTAAAATTCTGGATACGCATGTCGGGAGTGCGAGTAGTTTAATAGCTTGTCATAAAATGAGCTGTATGTATGTTGGCTACGAGATTGATAAAAAAATGTATCAGTTGTCGAGCCAGCGTTTAAAAGAGGAAACGGCTCAAATGTCAATTTTTGAATGGGAAAGGTGTTTTAATGAACGTAATAACTTATCAGAAAACAACAGAGAGAATGGGAGACCATGATAAAAAGAGCAGATGTGAACAGTGTGAATATTTCGGGAAAGCGTCAGACGCGCCTGAAACAGTTGAAGAGGACTGCATGTGGCAGACGTGTGAGGATGAAAACTGCACATTACCATGTGAGAAAGGAGCAGGAATGGAAAGATTAACAGAGAAAAATAAGTGCAAACTTTCAAATGGAGAAGAAATAGTGATTTGCAAGCACTCTGAGAATGAGTGCAATGATAGTTGTATGAAAATAATACCTTGCAAATGGTATAAAAAGGCAATAGAGAAGTTAAAACGCTATGAGGACTTAGAGGAACGGCTTAACAAGGTATATGGAGATTGCGATGACTTGTTACTGAGAGTGGTAGAAATGCTTGAGAAGCACCCATGCATTGATATGGCAAACAACACATTGAAGTCACGGCTTCTTACTGATGAGGATGTCGACAAATGGGAGGAATACAAGCAGTTAGAAGAGCAGGACAGACTTCTGAAATTGCCTTGCAAGGTTGGAGATACAGTTTATTGTATCGAAAATAAAGAAATATATACTTGCACAGTAGGAAAAATTTCTATTTCTAAAAATAATGGCGTATGGGTAGAAATAAATTTTCCAAAGGAAATGCCGGATATTGCTGCAATAGAATACAATCCAGATGATATAGGCAAAACAGTATTTCTCACAAAATACGAAGCAGAAGCAAAATTGAAAGAATTGAGGGCTAAAGAATGAAAGTACCAATACCTTGCACATTTGGGAACTATGCAGAGTGCAATAACAGGCAATTACCATTTTCGGATGTGAGCTGGTTCAGATGGAGTAGGGGAATGGAATATACATACTTCTTTTTAACAAGTGACAAGTGGCATCCGATTGATTTCTATACAACATTTGAGAATGTACAGCCGTTTGAATTTGTTGTTCCTGATGAACTGTTGACAGATGATTTTATCAAGCACAAAGGTTATCCGCTCAAAGGCAGAGGATATGCAACCGGTTTATGTTACCAAAATGAGAAAACTTATATAGATTTCATAATGACTGATATGTATTTATCACACATCAAGGTGCAATGTGATGGGGAGGGGAAATACATACCGAATGGAGATATAATTTTTCCCATAAGCTGGGATTCAGAAGAAAAGCAAGAAAGAGCCATTCTAAAATCAATGAAGTTTATTCAGGGGAAACCATTGGTAATAAAGGAACCACAGCCCAAGCAATTAACTATATTTGATTTTATGAATATTTAAATCGGAAGAATTGGGAGGTGGAGAAAATGACTAGGAAAGAATTATATGTATGTGACATTTGCCATACTGATTATTACAGCAAAGAAGAAGCTTTGCAATGCGAAAAAGACCACATCAAATGTGTTAAAATCACAGATACTAGATACATTGCACATTTTAAATTTCCGCATAAAATTGAGGTGGAGTTTTCCAATGGAACAAAACGCTGGTATAGACAGTAAGGCTACCAGAGCAGAGGGAGGACGTGCGAGGAAAGAAATACTCTGGATGAATTATGAGCCGGAAGTCAGGCAGATTTCGTTAAGTATTTAAAACTGTGAGTTAAAGATGAGTTAATTGAATTGAATTATATTATAAATAAATCAATAGGAGGCAAGAAAAATGGGATGTATATGTGCGACTGCAACAGATGAGTATCATGGCTGGAGATGCAGCATAACAGATGGAGCGTGTATGTTTTTACGACCAAATCAGGACGTTTGTGCTGATGAGTATGGGGAAGTTGAGCATACAGAGAAATGGCTAAAAAATAAAGAGGAGAAGAGACAATTACATATTGACTAGCATAACAAAGCTGATAAAATGAAAAGGAACGGTCTGCCAACCGTTCCAATTCCTATATTTATTAGAATCTTTAATAATTATAACAGATATCTGTTATAAATCAAGGGGGCTGTCTATGTCAGCACCAAGAATACCGGATTTACAGGAGGGGAAGCTGCTTAAGGAGATTGATTTTCAGATTCTTATGAGCAGAGAGAAGATACGAAATCACGAGAAGTCTATAGCCAAGATTAAGAAGATGGCTGGCTTGAATGGACCTTCGGGCGTGAGAGCAATGAACTATTCAGGCCAGCCGGGTGGTGGCAGTATGCATGGAATGGCTCTTCCGGATGCGCTGGAAGCGATAGCGAATGACAGCGCACATATCGAACACGAAAGAAATCGGATAAGAGCTCTGCAGAAGAGACGGCGCAGTTTGATTAAGGCAGCCCAATTTCTTGACGGAATCGAACAGCAGGTTTTTGTGTATCGTGTTCTATATGCAATGACACAGGAAACCGCGGCGGAAACAATCGGTGTGTCCACAAGACAACTGCAACGTGTCGAAAAAGATATGAAAACAAACTCCGATGTATTCTCACTGTGATGTGAAAAGTGCAAAATTTTGATTCACGTTTTGGTTCAAAAAAATGATAGCTTTTATGATAACGTGAATCGTGCAAAAACTCAGTAAAATCAAGGCTTTGACGGCAATTTGATTTTTGAAAATCATGTCGTGTTTTATGTCGTGTTTTTGTCGTAAAATATGTCGTGTTTTTGTCGTGTTTAATATGATATAATGAGTATAGTCAAAAGTGTGTGAAGCAATCCTGATGAGGGTTGCTTTTTTCTTTGAACAAAGAGGTGAAGGATGAATACAGTTGAACCAATCCGTGACCTTGAGACAGTGTTGGACATTGCAGATTATCTTAAGGTCAGGAATAAAAGGGATTATGTAATGTTCATGTTCGGAATATATTCCGGACTGAGGATATCAGACATATTACAGTTTCGTGTCCGCGATGTGCGGGACAAGGATTTTATATGCCAGAGGGAAAAGAAAACAAAAAAGGAAAAGAGATTCCCAATTAACAAAGAGCTAAAAGCAATTATAGCTGATTACATTACAGATAAGAGAGACTTTGAGTTCCTTTTTAAGTCACCGGGTAAGCCCAACCAGCCAATAACCAGACAGCAGGCATATAACATATTAAGCTCTGCAGGGAAGCAGTTCGGGCTTGACAGCATTGGGACGCACACGCTTCGCAAGACGTTCGGATATCACATGTATAAACAGACAGGTGACGCAGCTCTCATAATGGACATTCTTAATCACTGTGATATTCATTATACATTAAGATACATAGGCGTCAATCAGGACTGTAAGAACAAGGCTTATAATGGTCTGTCTTTTAAGAGATAGGCTATTTTTTTATGCCAAAATGAGACTGGAAAACGGCAGGTCTTTTTTATTTTGCCTATGACTTGACATATTTAGCACTTGTCAAATGGTGGGTACGATTTTTTCGTGACATCCTATAGGTAGAAAATGAAATCAGGAGCACTTGACAGAATACTAGATATGTCAACACCTTTTATGATGATTGTAGACGCATTGCAAGAACGAATGTTCGAGAAAAATCCCCAAAAAGAACATAGGTTCTTCTGCGCCGGAAATAGAGTTGCGGGTTCGGCGAGCCCGAAATTTTTCTAGGCACAGAAATTTTTTAATGGAAACTGCCGTTTCCGTTTGAGGGAGGTAATATGATATGACGAATAAGACAAACGATACTTCAGAGGTTGTAATAGACAGTTTTAAGACAACGGATATCAGTGCCATCACGGTAAACTCCGCAACACTTGAGAAGATTCTTCAGCTATCAGATCGAAGGATAAGACAGCTTGCCGAGGAGAACATCATAATTAGAGCTGCCAAGGGGCGTTATAAGCTTATGGAGAGCATAAGCAATTATATTCTTACACTCAAGGTATCACTGGAAGCAGGCAATACCCAGTCAGCGGATGGAGAGCTTGACCTTGAGGAGGAGAAGGCGATACACGAGCGTGTCAAGCGGCACATCTCGGAACTTAAGCTGCTGACCATGCAGGGCGAACTTCACAAGTCAGAGGATGTAGAGCGTGTCATGACAGATATGCTTGTGTCCATTAAGACAAAGCTGCTTTCAATGCCCTCCAAGCTTGCACCGATACTTGTTTCAAGAGGCGACATCGATTTTGTAAAAAGGACTATAAATTCGGAGGTGCTTGAAATACTCAGTGAACTCAAAGATTACAACCCCAAGGATTTCTATGATGATGAGTATGTAGACAAGGGAGACGATGATGAGGACATCGATGAAGAAGGTTGACAGGAAAACGGTGCGACTTTTTAAGAAAATTGCAACGATATTATCACCGCCACCTGTGTTGACGGTAAGTCAATGGGCGGATGAATACAGGAGATTATCACCTGAGGCATCGGCTGAGCCGGGGCGATGGAACACCGACAGAGCTCCATACCAGAGAGCTATCATGGATGCAGTTAATGATGCGAGGTGCGAAGATATTATCATAATGTCTTCGGCACAGGTCGGAAAGACAGAGCTTATCCTTAACATAATAGGCTATTATATAGATTACGACCCATCTCCGATATTAGTGCTACAGCCAACTCTTGAGATGGCACAGACATTTTCAAAGGACAGACTTGCTCCGATGCTCCGCGATACACCTGCACTCAAGGGGAAGGTCAAGGATGCCCGGTCAAGGGATTCGGGAAATACTATTCTGCATAAGACATTTCCGGGTGGACACATAACGATGGTTGGAGCCAATTCGGCAGCAGGTCTTGCTTCACGACCTATTAAGGTTGTGCTTATGGATGAGGTTGACCGATACCCGGCATCAGCCGGAACAGAGGGCGACCCGATTAAGCTTGCTGAAAAGCGTACAACAACTTTCTGGAACCGAAAAAAAATAAAAGTCTCAACACCGACCATTAAAGGACGGTCTCCGATTGAGAAGGAGTTCTTAACATCGTCTATGGAAGAATGGAATGTACCCTGTCCGTGTTGTGGAAAGTATCAGCCTTATGAGTGGGGGAGAATACACTTCTCCGATGTGACGATGGAATGTAAGTACTGCTTGGAACATATAAGCGAGAGAGACTGGAAAAGCAATCCGGGGAAATGGGTTGCTGCAAAAGAAAATAATAAAAAAAGAGGATTCCATCTCAATGAGCTGGCTTCGCCGTGGAAGCACTGGGAGGAGATTATTGAGGACTTCAAGGAAGCCGACAGGGATAGAAAACAAGGAGATATCGAGAAGCTTAAGACTTTTGTTAACACAGCACTGGGAGAGCCTTGGGAAGAAAGAGGGGAAGCTGCAGATGATAATGTACTTCTATCAAGGAGAGAGAGGTACAACGCAGACCTTCCGGATGGAGTGCTCCTTGTGACTGCCGGAGTTGATGTTCAGGACGATAGACTTGAGATTGAGATTACCGGCTGGGGAAAGGGATATGAGAGCTGGGGCATTTTGTACAAGAAAATAAATGGAAGCCCGGAGCTTGATTCGACATGGGATAAGTTGGAACAGTTCCTTGACACAGAGTTATATTTTGAAAACGGAAATTCATTGCTTATTGCCGCCACCTGTATTGATACAGGTGGCCATTTTACTACGGAAGTTTATAAATTCCTTAAGCGGATGGAGCGCAAGCAGAAGAAGATTTTCGGTATTAAGGGTATGGGTGGAGAGGGAATACCACTGATAAACAAGGTATCCACTAATAATGTTGAAAAGGTCCGGATTTTCATACTTGGAGTTGATTCAGGAAAGGAAATCCTGATGACACGACTTAAGACGGTTGATGAAGGACCGGGTTACTGTCATTTTCCAATCAATGCCGACAGAGGCTATGATGAGACGTATATTAAGGGCTTGACAAGCGAACAGAGAGTTGTGTCTGTTAAGGATAACAGAGCAACACTTAAATGGGTTAAGAAGTCGGGTACAAGAAATGAGCCGCTTGACCTCAGGAACTACTCAACGGCAGCAGCCGAGATATTAAGACCTGATTGGGACGTCCTTGAAAAGAAAATCCGGCAGGGAATAAATTACATGAAAAAGCAGCCGCCTAAAGAGCGGCAGAAACGAAAAGGCGTTGTAAACAGCGGAATACAGGTGTGAGAGGCGGTGAAGAAAATGGCAAATGAAGCATTAGAGAGAGCAAGAAGAAGGCTTGAGTTATATTATAAGGCGGAGGAGGCGATTCTTACCGGTCAGGAATATACAATCGGCTCCAAGAAGCTGAGAAGAGCAGATTTATCGGACGTTCAGGCAATGATTTCAAAACTTGAGAAGGATGTTAAGGCATTGAATAGCGGAGGAAAGAACAGGGCAGTCCGCGCGGTACCGCTTGATATCTAGGAGGTTAAAATGAATGTAATTGATAAAATGGTGGCTGTAATCAATCCTGTAAGAGCATTAGAGCGCGAGAAAGCGCGGTGCCGCTTGGGTATAATACAGAAATTTTACAATAGCGGTTATGACGAGGGAGGTGCCTCACATGATAAGAACTCAATGCGCGGGTGGAGGGCATCAAGTAAGTCACCGCAGGAGGATATAGACAGGAACCTTGATACGCTCAGGCAGCGAAGCAGGAGCCTGATGATGTCGGCGCCGATCGCGGTATCTGCAATCAAAACTAACAGAACTAATATAGTTGGAATGGGGCTGAGGCTTAGACCAACAATAGACCGCGAGGTATTAGGAATTTCGGATGAAGAGGCTAAGCGTTGGGAGAAGAAGACACAGAGGGAGTTTGAACTGTGGGCGAAATCGAAACAGTGTGATGCAACCAAGGTAAATAATTTCTATGAAATGCAGCAGATTGTATGCATGTCTTGGCTTACCAACGGAGACGCTGTTGGTCTTATCGAATATTGTGATGAGGAAAAGGCTTTTATGCCGTATGAACTGCGAATCCACCTTATCGAATCGGATAAGGTGTGTAATCCACAATCCACAGGTGCCTATGTGAATCTGTGGGAGACGAATCCTGAAAATGGAAACAGGATATACAACGGTGTGGAGATAGATGATAAGGGAGCAGTTGTAGCATATCACATCTGTAATACATACCCGAACTCGGCACTTGTGGCACAGAAAAAGTGGGTTCGTGTGAAAGCCTTCGGAGAGAGAACAGGGATGCCGAATGTGCTAATGATATTTGAGAGCGAGCGTGCTGAACAGTACCGTGGAGTTCCATATCTTGCACCTGTGATAGAAGCATTGAAGCAGCTCACAAGATATAGTGAAGCTGAAATTATGGCAGCGGTCATCAATGGCTTTTTTACTGTGTTCATAACATCTGAAAAAAGTACGTCTGAAATGCCTTTTACCGGGATTGCTGGCGATGATGAGGATGACTATGATACAGAAAATAGTTACGGACTTGGGCCGGGAATGATTAATGTGCTTGCTCCGGGTGAGGACATCAAGATGGCTGACCCTTCGCACCCTAATTCCAACTTCGATGCATTCACAGCGGCGTACGCTAAGTACATAGGTGCCGCACTTGAAATCCCCTCAGAACTGTTGCTCAAGCAGTTCGGTTCAAGCTATTCTGCATCCAAAGCAGCACTTGAAGAGGCATGGAAAGCTTTTAAGATGCGACGTGCATGGCTTATTGACGATTTCTGCAAACCAGTGTACGAAATCTGGCTTACTGAGGCGATAGCTAAGGGGCGTATTAAGGCTCCGGGTTTTTATCTTGATGCATCGTTAAGAGAGGCGTGGTGTAAATGTGCGTGGAATGGTCCGGCACAGGGTATGCTTGACCCACTCAAAGAGATAAAGGCTGCCAAAGGACGCGTTGACCTTGGAGTTTCAACAAGAGAGATTGAGGCGATGGAGATGAACGGCGGTAACTTTGATGACAACGCGGCACAGCTAAGGCATGAAGCATTAAAAATGGGTGTGATAAACAGTTTGCTTAACAATACTGACGAAACAGCCCATGACCAAAATAAGGAGGATGAGAATGGCGAAAGTTAGTATTAAAGGTGCCATCGTGGCAAATGACGACAAATGGATTTATGATTACTTCGGCATGAATGCCACATGCCCGGCGGATATTCATAATGCTATCAAGGAGGCAGCAGGTGCTGACCTTGAAGTAGAAATCAATTCCGGTGGTGGCGATGTAATAGCCGGAAATGAGATATATACAGCTCTTAGAATGTACAAGGGTAATGTCACCTGCATAATTGTCGGAATGGCTGCATCGGCTGCATCATACATCGCAACAGCAAGAAAATGCATGATGACTCCTGTCGGGCTGTACATGATTCACAATGCTTCAGGCAGTGCTTCGGGTGATTATCATGCTTTGGACAAGGGCTCAGAGATTCTGCAGACAGTTAATAAAGCGATTACTGCGGCATACGTCGAAAAGACATCAATGAGCCAGGAGAAAATCTTAGAGCTCATGGACAAGGAAACATGGCTTACCGCTGATGAGGCGGTTGCTTATGGCTTCGTAGATTCGATAATTGAAAATCAGGAAAATAAGACAGCCAATCAGACGATTGGTTTTTTTAATGAGAAAAATTTGATTGCAGTATATAACAGTACACAGATTCTTGACCGTGAGACGATTGAGAAAACCAGAAAGATGCTGTTAAGCCCTTCGGATAAAGTTAAAAACGCCACTTCGGAACAGGTAGTTTCGGATAGTGTTTTAATAAATAAAAAGAAAGCAGAGGTAAAAAAGGAAATGGATGAGACAGAAAACAGAAACATTTCTACAGTTGATGAGCTTGTGGCTAATTATCCTGAGCTTGTTCAGCAGATAAGGGCTGCCGCCGCCACAGATGCGACAAAGGCAGAGAATGAGCGTTTAAGAGCAATAGATGATATTGCAGCTCAGATACCGAGCGAGATGGTCAACGAGGCGAAATATGGAGCTAACAGGATTACAGCGGAGGAACTCGCTTTTAATGCGTTTAAGAAAAATGTGGCAATGGCAGGTGAAGCGTTCAGCAATCTCAGACATGATGTAGCCGAGTCAGGAACAGCAACAGTCGCATCATCAGCCAATTCAGGAATGGCAGATGACCAGTCCAAGCTTGACAGCAAGGACAAAGTGAAAAATCTTGCCAATCTTTTACAGAGAAAGTAGAGGTGAATCAGATGGGTGAAAATCTTTATAAGGAAATAGGAAATTTTACACCGGACAAATTGATTGCCGGTAATGCGATTCCTCTTACCGCCAAAGGAATCACGGTTGCAAAAGGACAGGGGGTGCTTAAGAGAGGCACGCTTCTTGGCATCGCACATGATAAGACTCATAAGCAGACTGATACCACAGAGACCTATGAGGGAGGAAGTGGCTCTCAGACGGATACAATAGGAGTTGACTGCATCCTGTGCGAGGATATAGATGCAACCGATAGGGCGGTTATTACATCAGGTTATGCTACAGGTGAGTTTAATAGCGGTGCTATTATTCTTCCGGCTGAGAAGCATGTTGAGACACATGAGCAGGAGCTTCGCAAGCTTGGATTGTATATCAAAACTGTTCAGGAATATTAGAAGGAGGATTGAAAGATGGCAGATTACACCACAAGAGAGATGGTAGAAGCGATTGAGCTTGTACCACCTGTGAGAAATTTTTTGACAAGAACATTTTTTCCGCTTGAACGCACACATGTATCTGAGAAGATTGAGGTTGATGTAAAGAAGGGCAAGCGTGTTATGGCTCCATTCGTATCACCAAGAATAGGTGGCAAGGTAATAACCAGACAGGGCTTCCAGACAAATGAGTTTACTACACCGAGAATTGCACCAGAGCGTATCATGACTGTTGATGATATTTCTAAGAGAGCTTTTGGAGAGAATGTATACAGCAGGAAAACTCCTTCTGAAAGGGAGGATGAGCTTCTTGTCAATGACTTAAGAGAATTAGATGATGCCATACAGCGTAGAATTGAATGGATGAGCCGTCAGGTTATCTTTGAGGGTAAGCTTGATGTGGAGGACAGGGAAGCGGGCGTTGATTTCCAGATTGACTATGGATTTAAGAATATAACAGTGCTCACTTCTGACAAGTACTGGAGTTTATCTACAGTTAATCCGATGCCGCTGTTAAAAAAAGAGCGTCGAAGAATTATTAAGGAGTCAGGAAGAACACCGGATATGCTCCTGTTTGCTGAGGATACGATTGATGCATTCATTGACAATCCATTTATTAAGGATGCCATGAATATTCGCAACATGCAGAATATCGAGATTAAGCCAAGAATCATAGATGATGCACTTACGTTCTATGGCAGGATTGCTTCACTTGGTCTTGATATTTATTCTTACAACGAGAGCTTTATCAATGATGAAGGCGAGGAGGAAGACACCATTCCGTCAGGTGCATGTCTCATGGCAAGTTCCAAGGGAATTGGCAGTCTTGAGTTCGGTCTTATAACACAGATTGAGGACAAAAAGTTCCAGTCTTACGAGGCTAAGCAGGTTCCGAAAATTTATTGTGCTGAGAAATCAGAGGTGAAGAGTATCCGTCTTACATCCAGGCCGCTTCCAAAGCCGGATGACATTGCAAGCTGGTCAGTAATCTATCCTAACGGTAAGGGTGAATAAGGAGGCAATATGATAAAAGCGAGAGTAAACGTCATTACATCTAAAGCGGAGTATAAGCCGGGGGACATCATCAAGGAGAAGCTTAGTTCTGCAGACTTGGCTTATTTAAAGAAAAATAAGTTCATTATTGTGGAGGACGAGCCTGCATCAGTAGATGGGGAATCCTATGAGCATGAGGATGACTTTGAGGGATTCGGATATAGTGAAGGCGAGCAGGAGAGCGGAATAGAATATATGGACGAGCCGGCACTGCAGAAGCTTAAAAAGGATGAGCTTGTCGAGTACGCTGACAAGCTTGGTCTTGAACTCGATGAGTCGCTGCTCAAAAGTGAGCTCATAGAGGCAATCCTTAACTATGTTGAGGAAAATTCCGCTGAGTAGGTGAGCCTATGGGATTTAAAGAACAGCTTCAAGAGGATATGAATACCGTTTTTTTCAATCCTGAGGAGTTCGCTGAGCAGCATTTGATTAATGGGGATAATGTGAATATCGTTGTGGATAATGATACGCTTGCGGAATTTTTTACGAGGAAACAGGTACATGTAGAACAGATATTCACAGATTCCATTATGTTCTATGTCCGAAAATGTGACTTGGGCTTTGAGCCGGTACCAGGACAGTATATCAATTATGATGGCTGTGGGTATCTCATCACAGATGTAAAGACTGACGATGACAGTTATACCATTGTATTGGGGGCGAATGAGGCATGATAGATGTTGATATCGAAATAAGTAAGTCTGATATTAAGAGTATTCGGCAGAGGTTAGGGCAATTCGAGGGTAAGGCACCTGATGTGTTATCGAGAGCCATTAATCGTACTGTTTCATCTGTTAAAACAGAGATAAAACGTGAGGCATCTAGGAAATATACCATTACTCAACAGGCTATAGGAAAAACTCTTAAAGATAGAAAGGCAAGCCCTAAGGATTTAAAGGGATATGTAAAGTCAACAGGCTCTGTGATTCCGTTAATCAAATTCAGAGTGTCTCCTCAAAGAACAGTAATGTACGATGATGACGGAAAGCCTAATCCATCTCATTATTCGGCTGCAGTTTTTAAAGGTCAAGGTTTAAAGCCACTCGACCGAAATCCTAAAGCATTTGCGGCGATTATGCCAAATAAAAAAGGCGATGATCATGGTGGGGTGTTTGAACGTACAGGGAGAAAGTCAAGAAAAAATCCCAATAGGGAGGCAATAGCAGAGCGATTTGGTCCTTCTGTGCCGCACATGATTAATAATAAATATGTTATTGATAGGATTAAAAACAAAGCGGATGATACTATGATGAAGAGAATCGATGCTGAAATCAATTATATTCTTTCAAGGGGGTAGATAGGTGACAGAGATAGATTTAATTGATGGCTTGGCAGTTGAAGTAAAAGAAGCTCTTAAAAATTACAGGCTCCGTACTGCAAAAGAAAATCTTGTACCCATTAATGTCTACACGCAGAATTTACCTCTGAAAAAGGAGAAGGGGGATGAAAGGCAGTATCCTTATGTGCTGATATGTTTTGATGATGAAAGCATCGAAACTAAAGAATCTCCTATGAATGTTTCGGTATATTTTATCATCGGAATTATTGATAAAACGGAGGATAAGCAGGGCTACAGGGATGTGCTCCAGATTGCAAATCTCATTTATCAGTATCTTTTCAGAAAAGGGATTATTGCAAAAGCATTCAGACCGTCATATCCGTTTAAAATTGCATTGCAGCAGGATGACACGTATCCGTATTACTTCGGAGGCATCGAGAGCGTGTGGGAGATGCCTGTAATTGAAGAGGAGGACAAATTTATATGAGTCAGTGCATGTATATAGGCCCGGCAGTGCCTGGAGTAGTAAAAAACAGCACAATATTTATAGGGGAGCTCCCGGCTAGGCTTAATAAGCTTATCGAGGAGCTCCCTTGCGTTAGGAATTTAATAGTCCCTATTGACAAGCTCACTAGGGCAAAGCAGGCATTATCTGAGCATGGAAGCGTTGAGAATGTTTCCTATGGACAGGTTTTGAACTATAAGAAGGGAGAGAGAGACTGATGTCAATTTATAAACATGGAATAAGCACCACAAGAAAAGCGACGGCGATGACAGCACCTGTTACTGCAGATGCTAATGTTACTGTTGTAATCGGAACAGCTCCGGTGAATATGTGCGGTGATCCTTATAGTGCTGCCAATAAGCCTGTGGCAGCTTATACAAAAGCGGATGCAATTAAGAAGATGGGATGGAGCGAGGATTTTAAGAGCTACACAATATGTCAGAGCATGTATGCGGCATTCAATGTATTTGCTGTTGCTCCACTTGTTGTGATTAATGTGCTTGATCCTAACAATCAGAAGCATGTGGCGGCTGTGATTGCCACGGCTTATGACGTAGCCAACAAGAAGGCATTAATCAATGTTGAGGGTATTCTGCTTGATACGATTGAGATTACAACAACAGAGGGAACACCTCTTAGCAAGGACACGGACTATGTAGCATCGTTTGCTGACGATGGCACAGTTATTATCGGTTTTACTGATGAAGGAGCTGTCAAGGCAGGAGTGAGCGTCAAGGTGGCTTACACAAAGCTCAATCCGGCTGGTGTGACTTATGAGGATATCATAGGCGGCTACAATGTATCGACAAGAACCAAAAAGGGATTAGAGGTTATTGCTGATATATATCCTAAGCTCGGAATTGTTCCGGGAACACTTATTGCTCCTGGCTTTTCACAGAATCCGGCGGTTAATACGGCAATGACTGCTAAGGCTAACCTGATTTACGGCATGTTTTCCTGCAAGGTTATCAGTGATATAGACTGTTCAAGTTCCGGTGCTGATTCCATTGATAAGGTTAAAGAGTGGAAAAATAATAATGCATATTCAGACCGCCGTACCTTTGCTGTGTGGCCAAAGGTAAATGTAGATGGTTATAATTATTATTTTTCGGCTCAGCTTGCAGCCCTTTTACAGAGGCTTGCAGCAGATAACAGCGGCGTACCTTCTGATTCATGCGATAACAAGGGGCTTAAGATAAGCGGTCTTGTAATTGAGGATGGCTCAGAAGTCAGCTTCGATATGGACGAAGCTAACGATTACTGCAACGCAAATGGGGTAATCACTGCTGTCAATATTGATGGTTTCCTTGCTTGGGGAAACAATACATCAGTATATCCACAGTCAACGGACGTTATCGACAGATGGGTAACATCCGTAATGATGTTCGATTATATTGAAAATAACTTTAAGAGAAGCTTCTTTAACAAGATTTCAAACAAGGCAGATTACCGCGAAATTGAGGATGTAGTACTTTCAGAGAATCTTTCACTTAATGGCTTACGTGGACGAGGAGACATTGCAGGCGGCGAGATATCATTCAGCCGTGATGACAATCCTACGTCACAGATTCTTGCAGGAAAAATCACATTCAGAGAACGTATTGCTCTTTATCCGCCTATGGAAGACATCGAGAATGTGTTTGAGTTCGATCCGACAATGTTGGATGCGGCACTAGAAGGAGGAAGTAACTGATGAGTAGAAATAATGCTTATGAATTACCGGACAAGCTTAATAATTTTAATGTGTACGATGGAAAGTATAAGCTTACAGGAGTGGCATCCGAGATAACACTGCCATCGTTAGACCCTAAGACAGATACTCTTGACCTGGCTGGTATGGCGGGTGAGATAGAAAGCGAAGTTATCGGTTCCTACGGCTCCATGAAGCTGGAGATATCATTTGCAAACCTGTGTGCGGATTTCTTTGCTTTCGCGGCAAGTGCAGAGCCGGTAGTACTTCGCGGCTCTCAGGAGGTTTTCAACACACAGACACAGTCCAAGGATTCTGTGCCAATCGTAATAACTGTAAAGGGACGTACCCTGAACATAAATCCCGGCTCATTTAAGAAGGGTGGCAAGGGTGAGCCGAAGATTTCCAAGGAAATAACTTACCTTAAAATCGTTATTAACAATGAAACACAGCTTGAGCTTGATAAGTTAAATTCAATTTTTATACTTGGCGGCGAGGATATGCTTGCTAAGGTCAGAAGTCAGATTTAAGGAGGTTTAACAGCTATGAATGATAACGATGATTTAAAGACAGCAGTGGAGCAGGATGTGACGGAGAATGGTGCCGAGGAGCTTGATATGTATGTTAAGTTCAGCAAGCCGTACAATTTTGAGGATGAGGTGTTTGAGGGGCTTGATTTAAGTGGTCTTAGCAATCTTAAGGCGAGCGACCTCAATGATATCGAGAAGAAGTACTATAAGACTGGCGTTGCGAGCTTCACGCCTGAAAATACCACAACTTATGCCATGATTGTAGCCCAGAAGGTGACAGGACTCCCGGTAGAGTTCTTTCAGCAGCTCCCAATCAAGTATATGTATAAGGTTAAAAACCGTGTTGTAAATTTTTTCTACAACTAGGAATAAGGGCAAAAGACGGACAGAATCTGCGAAAGATGGCTGTCCGTCTTTCATTGTCAACCAAAACCGGATTGGATTTTTATATGGGTCTTCCGGTTGAGGAACTCCTGGCTATTACGGAGGAAGTGATAGAATATGGCAAGGAAAACAGAATACGAAATAGCTCTGATAGTAGGCGGTAAGGTACAGGCATCTTTCGGAAACAGCATCAAAAATGTTGAACAGGGCATAGATTCGCTTAATAATATGGCTCAAACTGCCGCCGCCGCAATCACATCGGCATTTGCTGCTGTGAAAGTGGGGCAGTTCGTGGGCGATGCTGTGAATACATATTCATCTTTTGAACAGGCAATGGCGACAACGGCTGCCACAGCAAATGCATCCCAGACGGAGTACGAGCGTCTTGAACAGGCCGCATTGGCTATGGGAAAAGCAACAACCAAAACTGCGACAGAATCTGCGGAGGCATTAGGCTATATGGCACTTGCCGGATGGGATGTTGACCAGTCAATAGTTGCTCTCGAACCTGTTCTTCGGTTGTCAGAGGCTACACAGATGGACTTGGCAAGATGCTCAGACCTTACCACAGATTCCATGTCGGCACTTGGCTTGTCAGTAGACAATCTCGGAGATTATCTTGACATATGCACGGCAGCCAATAATAATGCGAACACTACAGCGGAAGCTCTCATGGAAGCGTTCATCGGATGCGGCGGTGCAGCTAAGACTGTTGGTGCTGACCTTACAGATATGGCAACTGCTCTTGGTGTACTTGCAAATAATGGTACCAAGGGTGCGGAAGCCGGAACTGCTTTGAATGCCATGCTTGTAAGAATTTCAAGCAAGGACACGGCAATTAAAGCAATGAAAGAGCTTGGTGTATCAGCTTTTGATGCGTCCGGGGAGTTTATCGGCCTCAATGAAGTGCTGGTACAGTTAAGTGCGGCAATGGCAAATCTGACAACTGAACAGCAGACAGCATATATGTCTGATATTGCCGGCACCAATTATTACACGGAGATGAGTTACCTCCTCAATTCGGTTAAAGACTCAGCAGATGGCACAGCTAACGCCTGGGACACACTCTCGGCTTCACTGGAAAATTCTGATGGTGCCTTGGAGAACATGGCAGCGACTGTGACAGACACGCTCAGTACGTCATTCCAGATTCTCAATTCTGCAACCGAGGATGCACAGATTCATCTTGTTGATGCATTCGGAGACAATCTTAAAGGTGCTGTTCTCAACCTGGCTGAGTTTATTCCGACCGTGACAGATAATTTTATCAAGTTTGCAGATAAGTCACAGCTCAAGGTTTCCAAGGTATTTAATACAGTCCAGAAGGATGCGGCAAAGGCATGGGAGGTTATGTCGAGCCTTGGAAGTGGATTTATCGAAAATTTTGACACAATAGAAACTGTTGTGGTTGGAGTTGGAACCGCTTTCGTGAGCTACAAAGTGATAAACATGCTTATAAAAGGTACGAGTGCGGCACTTAGCTTTGGTAATGCAATCAAAATGATGGCGGTATCTAATCCTGTATTATTTTCCATCACAGCGGCGGCAACAGCTATTGCCGGAGTAACAGCGGCGGTTAAAAAGGCGGAAGAGCAGGCAAGACAAAGCGACCTTGAAAGTCATTTCGGAAATATCGCGTTATCTCTTGAAGAAGTGTCACAGATTGCAGACTATATCGTTATGAATGACAGCCTTGCAAAAATGCAGGAGTCTTTGTCGGCTTTCAGTGAGCTGGATGGTATCCGTGAGAGCATGGAGAAGAGCATTAAGGCGATTAACAAGGCAAACTGGAAAGTCTCAATCGGGATGGAGCTGACACAGTCAGATAAAGATGCTTATCTCAGTGATATTCAGAATTATATAAGCGAGGCCAGTGAGTACTTAACTCAGGAGAGGTATGCTGCAAATATAAGTCTTTCAGCTTTTGCTGATGGAAATACTGAACGGCAGAACATCGTGAGCAAGATAGATTCATTTTACGCTGATGTGTACACAGAGCTGCAGGGAGCTGGAACCAGATTGAGCAACATTGTCAATGCGGCTTTTGAGGATAACTTCCTCGATATCGACGAATCTAAGGCAATTGCTCAGGCACAGGAATCAATGGCTAAAGTCATGAATAGCCTTGCAACAAGTGAGTTTGATGCGAAGCTGGAGATAATGCAGACTAAGTTTTCGGCAGAAGATTTGGATGCGGAATCGTTTCAGGCACTTTTAGAACAGCTTGAGCCGATGATTGAAGATGCAAAGAATGGTTTCGAGGAAGAGTGGCAGTACCGTTTGCAGATGGCTAAACAGGCATTGAACTACGGCTCAATTACACAAGCTGAATATGATACAGCAGCATCGGAATATTATAATGACTACCTTGAAAATGTCGCAGGCGTAGAAGTCAGAGCTCAAAATTTTATGTTAAATACCATTGGAGACAATTATAGTGCTGAAATAGCAGATTATAATGCACATGTGCAGGAAGTTCTTGAAAAGTATCAAGATGAAAATCTTAAAGGTGCATGGGAATCTAATCCAGAAAATGCAATGGAATATATCATGCAGGATACGTGGCTTAATGATATACCTAAAGAGACTAAACAGGCAATGGAGTCTCTTTTAAATGCAATGGAGAGTTCAACAGAGGGACTTGAGCAGCTTAAGGAACAATATGAAAAGGCAGGTCTTGATGTTCCTACTGACATATCAAATGCAATAGCAAGAACAAACAACTATGGGGCTATGACTGTATATACCAAGGCACTAGGCGGTCAAGGCGGAGATACTTCTGCAATGTATCAGGATTTATTACAGCAGATAGTTAATAATGATGAATTTGCTGAAATGGAAACTGCTATGCGTGAAAAAGGAATGGCACTGCCAGATAAAATAATTGAGGGAGCAGAGGATTCAATTCCGGATGCCTTCAAAGGGCTGTATTCCTACAGCAGTGGTTATTTGCAGGATATCTTTTCACAGGGACTTGATGTATCAACGGATGTAAATATCACGTTAAGTCCAGTATATATGGGATGGAATCGTTCATTAGAAACTGAGACATATAATTCCGTATTGGCAGACAGGCGGCATGAAACTGTATTAGATAATGCATTGAATAGAGATGGGCATGTGATTACAGGCAATCTTGCTGATTTCAATTCCAAGGCTAGTCTGATAGGTCATGCCGATGGCGGTATTTTCACACAACCGCATGTGGCATGGTTCGCGGAGGAAGGACCGGAGGCGGCGATTCCGCTTGATGGAAGCTCTAACGCGATAGCATTATGGACGCGAGTCGGCAAGTTATTAGGAGTTCTTGATGGTGGTATGACAAGAAGCAGGGGAGAGGTGCTTTCTGAGGGCATTTCGAACTATGAAACTGTTAATAATACAACAGATGCTTCCACTGATTCCAAGCAGTTTGTTTTTGCTCCTAAGATTACTATTGAGGGCAACGCAAGCCGTGAGGATGTCGATAGTGCAATGTCATTATCAATGGAGCAGTTCAAAGATATGATGGAGGAGTACCTGGCTGAGAGAAGCAGGGTATCTTTCTCATGAGGTGTTTATGAGGAAATATACGACATTACAGGGTGATATGTGGGATTCCATATCATATAAGGTATACGGAAGCGAGAAATATGCGGGGTTGCTCATGAAGAGCAATCCTAAGCTTCTTGACATTTTTATTTTTAGTGCGGGAGAGGTGCTTTCAATACCGGATGTGACTGTTGAAGAGGAGTCTGACAAGCCGGCATGGAGATAGACAAAACATGGGTGATTTTGCTTTACCAAGAAGATCCTATCTGAAATTAACTTACAATGGTGTGGATGCGACAGATGAGTTTGATTCAGAAGCATTTGAGTATAATGATTCGGCATCGGGCGAAGCTGATACCATATCGCTTACAGTTAATAATCAGACAGGCAAATGGGTTAATAATTATATGCCGCAGGATGGAGATTATGTAGATGCTCAGATATGCGTTGAAAACTGGACAGGCAATGGCGATAATCGCAGTGTTGTATGCGGACAATTCGAGCTTGACAGTTTTAAGGCTTCAGGTTTTCCATCTGTGGCAAGTCTTAAAGGGATTTCAATACCCATAAGAAGAGATTTTAATGTGACTGCCAAGAATAAGAATTACAGCAGTACAACAGTTAAGAGCATTTTGTCAGAAATATGCTCTGATGCCGGAATTGAGCTTGTATATGAGAGTGCTGATTATAGTATTGAGGAAATGGAGCAGTCAGGAAAAACAGATATGGCTTTTGCTTTTGAACTGTGTGCCGATCATAATCTCGCAATGAAAATTTATAATAATAAGTTGGTTGTGTACGACCAGACGGATTATGAGAAAAAGCCTGCAGCATACTCTATCAACTTAAGTGAAATGCAGAAGTATACATACAACTGTACGAAATCACAGTTATATGATGGTGTTGAGATTCAGTACACCAATCCCGATAGCGATGATACGTTGACGTATTCATATAGTGTGCCGGGTACAGAGGGCAAGAGGAAGCTTTTTATCAATGAGCAGGTGGAAACATATAGGGAGGCTGAGATAAGAGCCAAATCGAGGCTTCTGGAAAATATAAGAGCTGCCGTATCATTGTCTGTGACTGTGAAAGGCGATACCAAGCACATGGCAGCAAGAAATGTCAATATAACAGGTCTCGGGAAACTGGATGGTGTCTATTTTGTTGACAGCGTTGTGCATTCTAAGTCAGCTAAGGGAGCATATACCTGCCGGCTTAATATGCATTTATGTGTCACGCATACGACTTTTTCGGACGCTCAGGCTAGTGCAGAGCCGGAGACTGCTTCGGGTACAACGTATGTTGTTAAAACCGGAGATTGCCTGTGGAGCATAGCACGAAGCTTTTATGGGAGCGGAGCTAAGTATACGCTTATATTTAACGCAAACAGGGACATTATTAATGACCCAAGTCTTATATATCCTGGTCAGGTGCTTAAGATTCCTGCAGAGTAAGAGGTGAATATGTTGGTAGATGTTATAAGAGTAGGAAAAATCCACACAATAAATTATGCCAGTGGAACAGCAAGCGTTGTGTATAATGATCGAAATAATCAACCATCGCCGCAGTTCCCTTTTATAAGTTTCGCTTATGATATGCCTAAAGTGGATGATACGGTTGTTGTGCTGCTGCTTCCAAACTCGACATCTAAGGGCTTTATCTTAGGTGTGCCATGGAGCGTCAAGAAAAAACCGTCCGGAGGCGGTGCAGGAATTTTTTACAAGGAATTTCCTGATGGAAGTCATATAAGGTATGATTCCAAGACAAAAACCATGGATATATCGGCACCGAATATTAAGCTCAAGTCGGTTGTGGCTGACAGTGTAACGGTTAATAAAGAGATTATTGCAAAAAGCATAGAGACAAAGACATTAAAGGCTGAAAATCTGGCTGTTGAGACAGCGGAGATTGTAAATCTTAATGTAACCGGGGCAGCTTCCGGTAACTTTCCGGTTAACGAGGAGGATGCATGATAGGGTACTTTGGAGTGGTTATTTTCAGCGTCTCAGATCAGAAAATCTTGAGCTTTCATGATTTTAAGCTGAATGCATCCGGGAGCTGGGGTGAGCATAAACGTAATGGAAAAAAATCAGAATATGAATTTTTAGGACCGTCTGCAAGGACGGTTTCTTTTGTTATTGAGCTTGATGCTTCGTATGGCGTTAATCCTGGTGATATGCTTGATATTCTTGCCGGGTACGCGGAAAACGGTCTTGTCAGTCCACTTGTCATAGGTAATAAGAAGATAGGTGATAGATGGCGTTTGACTAAGGTATCATCGTCATGGCATCAGATTATGAATGATGGAAAACTGATTAAGGCATCGGCATCAGTGACGCTTGAAGAATACTCGTAGGAGGGTCAAATGATATCTATTAGTGATGTTAAATTGGAGTTAAAGTCTGATTCAACCGTAGATGCTGTTTTGCAGGAGGAGCTTATAAATAATGCGTCACTGGTTTTGACGACTTTAAAAGGTACTAATCCGCAGGATAGAGCTATGGGGCTGGCATCAACTGATATCCTCGGTCAGAATGTCAACAAAGCTAAGTGTGCATATTCGATTCAGGCTATCGAGCAGGTAGAGAAATATGAACCCAGATTATCGGTGTCAGAGCTTTCTTTCGAGGTGCAAGGTAGTAAGATTATTCCAAAGGTGGTGTTAAAATATGTCGGCTGATGTTCAGAACTTATTTAACTTGCCGGATATATCGGTTATCGATGATGTCGATATTGAGACCATGAAGAATGAGTTGGTCAGAGATTATGAGGATGCCTATAAGGCTGAGACAGGCGAATCAATTACTTTATATCCAGCAGACAAAGACAGATTAAAACTTAATATCGTGGCAAATAAATTATTTCAGGCATATCAATGCATAGATAATGGCTTCAGGATGAACTTTCTAAGGTATTCCTATGGTGATTACCTCAAGCATCTGGGTGCGAACAGGAAAATATATAAGCAGGAAGCACGTCCGGCAGTTACAGTTCTACGTTTCAGCATTCAGGAACCGCGAACTCAGGTAACTGCCATTCCCAAAGGTAAAAGGGCAACGGCTGGTGACAATATATTCTTTATGACGGATGATTATGCCGAGATACAGGCTGGTGAGCTGTCTGTTGATGTTGCAGCGACATGCACTCAGGCAGGGACAGCCGGCAACAAATATATTGCCGGGCAAATCAATGCTCTTGCAGATAAGATTCCTTATATAACAGGTGTTGTTAATGTAAGCGAATCGACTGGCGGCAGTGATGAAGAGAGTGATGCGGCTTTTCGAGAGAGGATATATCTTGCCCCATCTACATATTCGACTGCCGGAACGGAGGATGCTTATATTTACTGGGTTCGACAATACAATTCAGCGGCAATAGAGGATGTGAAGGTAAGGACAGATGAAAATTCGATTGTAGACATCAGGATTGTGCTTGCGAATGGGGAGCTTCCCGGCAAGGCATTTCTTGATGGTCTTAAATCGTATTTAACATCCGATGTCAAACCGCTTACAGATAAGATTAATGTATCAGCACCGGATGTTGTCGAATACAATCTTGATTTCACGTATTACATAGGTCGTAGTAATAAGGAGAATGTTGAGGTAATTCAGGCATCGGCACAGGAAGCAGCCAGTGAATGGTCTGCATGGCAAAAAACGCATATCGGTGCGGACATTAACACGGATATGTTAATTGAATATCTGCGTGCAGCGGGTGTTAAGAGAGCTGTTATTCGTACTCCAGTGTACACAGCAATCAACGATACACAGATTGCTGTTGTCAAGAATATCACAGCAGCTTATGGAGGGCTGGAAAATGATTAAGTTATCAGATATTGGAGGTTTATATCAATCGACTCCGGCTAATTTAAGAGATGCGAAGACGAAGGCGTTTATGTATGCATGTGACAGACAGCTTGCGAAGCTTATTGAGAGGTCAAAAAAAGCAATGGTGTGGTGTGATATTGAAAGCATGGATGAAAAATACCTTGACTATCTGGCTGCAGATTGCCGGGCATTATTTTATAATTCATCTCTTAATGCTGACGTTAAGAGAAAGCTCATTGCTAATAGCCAGTATTGGTACATGAAGCTCGGAACTTCTTCGGCAATGGAGGAGATGATTAATATTGTCTTTTCTTACAACGATACCACTGTAGAAGAGTGGTACTCTTATGCCGGCAAGCCGTTTCATTTCAGAATTGGTGCCTCATCAAAAGTTACGACCGTGGAAATTGCTGAATTTCTAAAATACATAAATGAGGTCAAGAATGCACGTTCTATTTTGGATTATCTTGTATTACAGAGCGAGGGCGTTATTGATTTAAAGAATGAAACTAAAATGTTTCAGCTTACATGTGATGTATGTGGTGATTTTTTATGTGGTGCATCTGATTTGAGTTAGGAGGGAAGCTTTTATGCAAATAAGTCCAAATGAAATTGAACACTTAAAAAAATATATAAGCAATCGCATATCTTACGCTAGATACTATGCTCAAGGTGGCTGGTCAAGAATCGAGATAAATAAAGTTGATATTTTGACGGATGGCAGGATTGCCATATATTTACTTTTGAATGATGATGTGCCAAATCAGATTAATAAAATAGAATTTTACACCTCCGATAATGAGCTTTTTGCATCAGGTGACGAAACAATCAACAAAGAGCTGTCAGGTGGTGACGTCCTATACCGCTATACGATAGCTTTATCGCAAACACTTGAATAAAGGAGGTTATTGATCTATGTATAAACCGATTGGATGGAAAAACCGTGCAGTAGAATATGCACGCAGGTATGAAATGACGCAAGGCGAAAGGTCAGGGCTTGTGTATCTTAAACCAGCTCCTGGCGAAGTGGACAATCAGGGAACGCCTGTAAATGCCGAAAATTTAAACCATATGGATGAAGGAATCCTAAATCTTGATCAGAATAAGGTTAATGCAACAGATGGTGATGTATCAGATACGGTTGCGACGTTTGACCAGAACCCCACAACTGCACCTGAGAACATTGCGAGCGGTGACAGACTGGGGACTTTATTCGGGAAGATATATAATGTTATCAAAGATTTTTTCAGTCACAAATCAGACAAGGAGATACACACAACACGGGCTGAAAAGAATAGCTGGAACAATTCTCTCAGCGATGCTAAAACCTATGCAGACGCGATGTATAGCCAGTTGACAGGTTATACAGATAAAAAAGTCGCTGACTTGATAGGTGGTGCTCCGGAAACACTTGATACTATCGAAGAGGTTGCAACCGCCATCAAGGAGAATGAGAATGTTGTGAAGGCTCTGGATGCTGCTATCGGGAAAAAGGCAAATCAGAATGAGCTGGATACACATATTAGTAATGATAGCATACACGTTGACGCAGCAAAGCAGGCGAAATGGGATGGGTATGAGCAGAGGATAACTGATATAAATAATAATTTAGCACGCTCCAGACTTGCTCAAATGCGTTTTCAAACCAAACAGCGTACAGATGGTAACGAGGTAGTTGAATTTAACAGTATTGATACTACACAATACATAGCTTTTGTACTAACTAACACGGGGGATATATTGCTCCCCAAGAAAATACTTAGCAATTCAAGTTTTGCATTCGACTGGAGTGATGGTAAAGGTAATATCGGCTTGGCTATTGTTGCAGAATATTAATAACTAACTCAAACAAAGATTAATTTAAACAAAATATCCAATGTTCAAAAAAGTGTATATAACAAAGTTGAAACCATCAATGTAACAAACGATTCGGCAATCTTACAGACCATCAATTTAACCGCAGGTAAATGGTTGCTGTTCGGCAACGCATATGTCGAAGTTGGCGATGACCGATTTACCAGTTATGTTGTAATAAGCGGTGAAGCAGGCTATTCATTTGCACTTGCTCAAAGTTATGAAGGTCAAATATTGAAAGGTGCTGTAAAAACAAATGTAAATCTTGCCCAATGTATTGAGACAAGTAAAGAATTACCAATATATTTCTAGTGCGTTACTGATGGCAATATGTCAATATATACTCCAACATTCTACGCATTACAATTAGAATAATGTTATGCCTTGTTCCAAATTGCAAGGTAACTAAAGGTACAATTGACAAAGTCCTTGAAACTATCATTCCAGCATTCTGCCAAGAATCTATTATTATATGAGCCTGTAATTTGCACAATTCTTACAGCATTGTGTGCACTTAGAGCTGTGGCGATGATAATATCTGCTGGTCTATCATGAGTTTTAGAATAATAAATAGTTGCTTGCCCTTCGGTTGAAGTTGTAGCTGTTCCCATTTCAAGGCTTGAAATGTTTAAATTATTATTTAATGCAGAATATGTGAGTAGGGATTTAGGAAACTTGGTCAGTTATATAGAAGAATTGAAAGGGGATGGTTAATAAAAAAATTCAAACTAAATTAGAGGGACTTAGAAGATAAAGAGCTGATAGGCTCTTTTTTGTTTCTCAGAAAGGGGGTAAAAGTGGAAGAACAGATTAGTAGAGCTGAATATGAGGAGTACAAAAAACGTCTTGATGCCGAGAATAAGAGGCAGGACAAACGCATTGAGCTTTTGGAAGAAAGCACAAAGCAAATCAATTCTCTCACAATTTCAATAGAGAAGCTGGCTCAGAGCGTCGAAAGTATGGTTAAAGAACAAGAAGCCCAAGGCAAGCGTCTTGTATCGCTTGAAAGTAAAGATGGTGAGATGTGGCGTAAAGTTATAGGCTACGTCGTAACAGCGGTAATTGGAATTGCTATAGGGTTTATTTTTAAACAAATTGGAATGTGAAATTAGGAGGAAAATAAAGATGAGAAAAATTGACTGGATAAGAAAATTAACAAGCCGTAAGTTTTGGACAGCAATTGCGTCATTCGTATCGATGCTGATTCTTGCTACAGGCGGAACAGATAACACAGCCACGCAGGTGACAGCTCTTATTATGGCTGGGGCATCAGTGATTGCATATATCATTGGCGAGGGACTTACAGATTCATCACACACAGACAATGACGATAAGGAGGGCGATGAGAATGCGTAAATTTACAGCAAGAACCACGGCACCATCGAGATTGGATAAGAGGTTTATCAATTATAACAAGGGCGGCTATAATACATGCGTATCTATTAATCAGCAGACAGGCTATGTGTTGCCTAATTGCGTTGGCTATGCTCAGGGTCGTTTGCTTGAGATAAGAGGCGAGAGTAAGGTCAACTGGAAGCTTCCGGCTTGTAATGCTGAGGACTGGTTTGATACGGCGAAAGCAAATGGCATGGCTGTAGGTCAGACACCTAAGCTTGGTTCGGTGGTTGTATGGCGTGCTGGAAACACTCATAACAGCTCCGATGGTGCAGGACATGTTGCCATCGTCGAGGAGATTAAGCCTAATGGTGATATTGTGGTATCGCAGAGTGCGTATGGCGGTCAGGAGTTTTATTTGTCAACATTAAAAAAAGCAACCGGATATATGTATGCATCAAACAGACCACTTGTAGGCTTCGTGTATTGCGGCATTGAATTTGAGGATGATAAATATCAGGCTGAAACAAATAGTCTCAAGGCCGGTCTTAAAGTTGAACTCCAAAATGCTCAAGCTTATGCTTCCGAATCCTCATTGAGCTCCTACGGAATTAGAAGTGGAACTTATTATCTGTGGGATGCAAACCCTAAGAACGGACGTATCAGGTTGACTAATGCGGCTAATAAGGCAGGAATGGCGGGGCAGGTGAGCTTCTGGGTTAACATATCAGATGTGGGCTTAGGCGATAGCAACACAGAAATTACGACTCTGTCAGCAGGTACTAAGTGCACACTTAACCGCGTGAGTGTGTACGGCACGGAAAATGGACCAAGCATCGGCAAACGCTCAGGCGTATATTATGTTTGGGATGCGACAATCCGCAATGGGCGTATCCGCATGACAAATAGCCCGGCGCGTGTGGGAGTTCCGGGACAGGTAAGCTTTTGGGTAGATATTGATAAGCTCATATAGAATTTTACATATCAAAGTAACAACTTCAGAGAGGGTAGTTGTAGCATTACCCTCTCTGATATAATTATTTAGAGTTCTGTGACAGTTCATCATTGTTACAAGATGATTCCATAGAGACTGTTGACGAAAAGCTATCTATCATTCTTTCTATATTGTATGTAGCAGCAGTAGTTATAAGTGCTACTAGGAATGGGATGATAAAATTTCTTAAGAATGTAAGGAATGAGTGCTCACGATAATGCTTACCTTTAGTGGTCAATATGTAAGAAAATGCTTCTCGATTTTGGCTGGTACTTACTTCACGAAAATATCCTAAGTCTTTTAAATCTAAAAAAGTCTGATAAATTTCTTCACCAGAATAATTACCAATTTTAGAGAGCTCTATTGAGCCAGACATATTGGTAGATACCTTCTTTAATACTAATCTTTGAATTTTTAAAAGCATATAAACACCTCCATGAATTTTTGATAATAATAATAATATCACATAAAATATAAAAAACAATTTTGTTATATGGTTTCATTTTCAGACGGCCGCTACATATCTTCTGAAAATGTCAAGTGTATGTTCAGAACCTATATAAGTGTAATGTCTTCCGGCAGTTGAGGAATCTTTATGTCCAAGATACTCACCTGCATCGTGTATGCTACCGCCACGTTTGATTATATTTGTAGCAGTAGTTTTCCTGAATAAATGTGGATACACTCTTCTGGTGAGCCCTGCCCGATTACGTATTTTTTTTAGAGAATCCCTTATTCCACTTCCACTTAGAGCTTTATTTGAATGTGTCTGTGAAAATAGAGGAAGCTGACTGGAATAGGTCAAGTTTCTATCAGCAATGTATTGGCTAAGATATTTAAGGGCAACTGAGTCGAGACATACAGGACGATAAGCACCTGTTTTCTCTCCGAGTATGTTTATGAGACCGGTACTCCAATTTACCTGTGATATTATAACTGAGCCCATTTCGCCTACTCGCATTGCTGTAGAACGTAAAAATTCGATTATTGCCCTATCACGTGAAGTTATACATCCAGATTTTAATTGTTCATATTCAGTTGGCTCCATGTGATCAATAGGTTTGATGATTTGTTTATAAGATTCCACCGCCTCACATGGATTTTCTATGATGAGGTGTGTTTTTCGCATCCAGGTAAAAAATGCAGATAGGTTCCTTCGGCGATTGTTAAGAGATACTGCAGTATTGTCACGCCTTAAGCTGTTTAAAAAGCAACTAATATCTAGACTTGTGATTTCTGTAAGAGGTTTGTTTACGGTCGCAAGCAGTTTTTTTATTGTGTCAATGTAATATGTAACAGTTCTTGGAGAAAGCTTAGCTCCTTTAGTCGCAAGGAACATCTTTAAAATATACTCGTTACTATCATCAACTGTTGCTGGAAGAGTTTCAGCAGCACTGATATTGTATTGGCTTAGATATTTATGCAATACATTTTTAAGAATCGACATATTGGTGTCATCAAGATGACTGTTCATTGCAATAATAATATCGTTTAATAGTTTTTCATTATCATTCAT